TGCTATTTGGTCCATAATTTATATTTTTTAATGATTTATGAATTAAGGTTATTGAATAACTTGTTATATGTAAACTATGTTATTTAGATAAACGTCTTTTCTCGTCGATTCTAGTTTCTACCGAACATCCCTTTCCTCTTCTTATCAACCTTTGGTTCACCTTCAGTCATCTTAGTACGAGAGTACTCATCTAATTGGGTGATTAATTTTTTAAATCGTGAGTGCTTGGTTGTACACTAGTTGTATCTTCCTTAATGATTTTCTTCACTAATTGTTCTATGTCTGATTCTGTTAATCTAATTACTTTTTTCATTCTTTTTTTTTTGTTGCTTTTAAAGCTTTAGCGCTGCAGCGCATTTATATATATCTAAATTTTAACCTAAATATTGTATAATTTTATCTTTCCCATAAACAGATGATAATCGTTTGATGATAGCTGCTGGATTTTTTCTCATGTATTGAATCACATTTGGTGGTACATCATCCTTATATGGACCAAATACATCCATTAATTCCGACTCCCTATCATAGGGTTTAAAGTCACCTTTTCTATAGTTATTATCTTGTCTTTCACGTTCCCTTCTCGGTAAACCCTCATTTACATTCTCCTCACCAATAATTTTCTCCACTAAAGATTCGATATCTTTCTCCGTTAATTTAATTATTTTAGTCATTATAATATGTCATTTAATTTATTTAGTAATGTGGACTCAGTTAATGTACCACCCTTATTAGATGATTCTGTGAATGTTTTTAAATCACCTTTATCTGTTGAAATCCAAGAACCTGGTGTTGATGGTGATGTAACAATATCCCAACAAATGATTTCGAAATCACTCTGTACCACATTCTTACCACCAACTTGTTTTAATGAACCAACACCTCTTGATGAGATACCTACGGTCCAACCCTTTCTAATCATGTTAGCAACCTTATCACCAAGTGTACTAACGATACCTTGTTTATGGTAACCTGGTGTTGTGTCCAATTCAATCTCACCCATAAGTGTTACACCTTCCCACCATGTTTTGGTGATACAGTGTGATACCCTCTCACCATCGATGATTGAAGACTCAGGGTGATTAAGTTCACCTAATGATGTCCCCATCTTAATAAATTCTTGGTAAGCCTCGTTTTGTTGAATTAATACCTCTTTTGGGTATACCCTTCCGTTCTTATTCTCGATACCGTACTTTTGTAGTACAGCGTATAATATAACCTTATCTGGTACATCACCATCGGTATATAAGTCAGGTGACTTAATGTTCGATTCAAATTCCCTTAATAGGTTAGCGTTTGAACATGAACCATCAGCACAAGTTAGTGCTGGTGTTATGTATCCAGCATCGTATTCAATAAGAACACCTTTTTTATCTAATTCGTTGGTTTTATTTACATACATATATATTTGGTATTTTATATATAAATATGTACCTTTGTTAGTATATTTAAACACATATGAAAGATACGATTAGAAAGATATTATTAGAGGGTGGTGAGATTAGAGTAAAACAGGAAATCCCAGTACCTAAATCTATCACAAGAATCCTTGGAATCTTCAAGGAAAATGGTTTTGCACTATACCTTGTGGGTGGTGCTGTTAGGGATACGTTAACTAAAAGAGTACCTAAGGATTTCGATTTAGTTACTGACGCAACACCCGATAAAATCAAAGAATTATTACACATGTACTCAACAATTGAGTCAGGTGAACAATTCGGTGTTGTTAATGTTGTTACTGAAGATGATACTTTCGAAATTGCCACTTTTAGGTCTGACGTAGGTTCGGGCAGACGACCCGACTCTGTAGAATTCACAACAATCGATAAAGATGTACTGAGACGTGACCTCACAATCAACGCTTTATTCTATGATTTAGATACTAAAGAGATTGTCGACCTTGTTGGTGGTATCTCTGATTTAGAGAATGGTATCGTTAAAACCGTGGGTGAGGCTAGTGAGAGATTTAATGAAGATAAATTAAGGATTTTAAGAGCTTTAAGGTTCGCCGCACGTATCGGTTCAGATGTTGATAAGGGTATTGATGAAGCTATTAAGAAAGACAACTCAACAATTAGTGGTGATGGGAAACCGTTAGCTCAAGAAAGAATTCATGATGAATTTATGAAGGGGATTAAACAAGCTAGGTCTTCTAAACATTTTATTGAGATGGTTAAGAGATACGGTTTATTTAAATGGGTATTCCAAGACTTAGAGGCTAACGGTGAAATCATTGACACTAGAATACCAATCGTAGCTGTTGCGTCGATATTAAGAAACGAAACAGGTGATTTAACGAATAAATTAATTAGGGAATTAAAGTTCCCCAAGGTACAAGGTAAACAAATTAAGTTCTTAATTGATTTCTTTAGGGACGGGTCACCCGATACCTCATTTCAGTTTAAGGTACGAATTGGTACACTAGGTATTGATGGTAATATATTAAGTACGTTCGGTAAGGTGATGGGTATGGATAAGACCTTTATTAAATCATTCATTAAACATGAAATTACCACAAGTGGTAATGATTTAATTAAACAAGGGTTTAGAGGGGTTGAGTTGAGAGATGAAAAGGAACGATTAGAGATTGAGTTATTTAAAATAACTATGGGTAAATCAACTATATCATACTCAGGTGTGGTGTTAGATGATGAATCACATAACCGTTTAGTGTCACGATTACCTAACACCTTTAAGGGTTGGACTGTTGTGTCCCATCATATGACTGTGGTCTTGGGACCTCTTCAGATGAAATACAGACATCTAATAGGTCAAAACTTTAATCTGACCGTAACACACATCGGTCACACCGATAAGGTCGTGGCGGTCAAGGTAGACACCACATTCGATGTGGATAACCCACACGTAACTATGGCCACCAGTTTAGATGGTACACCTGACCTGAGTAAGGGCATAAAACAATGGACACCCATAGAATCGTTTAATATTTCAGGTATTTTAATAGAAACCCCACATTAGTGGGGTTTTTCCATTGCCAACCCACATATTTGTTGTATATTGTAGTATGAGAAAATTTATAACTATATTGACATTCGTATTCCTTTCAATCTTGTCTTTCGGACAAACAGATAGAGAGATGGCCTTATTTAATGAGGTAAATAACTTCAGGTCTAACCCAAAGTCCTATATTCCATTGGTTGAGGACTATATTAGACTACAAGGGATGTGTATTGATATGGTTAAAGATGGTTCCATGGTTATAAAATCTGGTAATGGTAAAATGGATAAAGATAATAACATGTATGAGGTTAAATCCTTAAATGGGTTAAACCGTATTAAGGCGGAAATTAAGGCAGCTAATGAATTGTTATCGATTTTAGATACCTTAGTGTTAGATACTATCATATTTAGTTCGGAAATGTATAAAATTAGTAAAATTCATAACATCCACTTAGATAGTGTTAAAAAGATTGGTCACTTTGGTACCAACGGTACTTCACCACATGATAGATTTAAAGATACGGGGTACACTATTGGTGAAAATTTAAGTACCCTTGGTAATATTGGTGATACGATGACCTTTAAATCAACCATATTAACAATGTTAGTTGACGCTGGAATCTCAAACAGAGGTCACAGATTAATGTTAATCAAACCCAACTACACACATGGTTCTGTTGGTATTAGTTCTTATGAAAAAACATCTAGTGGATTCACCTACGATAATGAATATTGTATAGTAAATTTAGGGTACAAAAAAGAGGGTTACTAACCCTCTTTTTTTTTTACATACCACCCATCGGTGTGGTAATCCCTTGAGCTCCTTTACCTTGTCCGAATGAACAACTAGAGGTACCTTTATTACCTTTAACTTTTTTACATTTAAAATTCTTAGTGGTTGTCTCAAAGTGACCACCACCTTTTAAATTAACAGGTTTCCCTTTCTTATAGGCTGATGTGTTGACCATCTGAACCTCAATCCACTTTCTTACTTTAACTATTGTATCCAGTTCAGGGGTTGTTGGGACCACGTATTCTACAATAAACTCAACTGTAACGTACCTATATTCAGATGTTTGTTCTCTAGCTAATGAACGTTCCTCACTACTCATACCCCCTTTATAAACACTAGGTCCTCCACTAGGTTGGTTTGGTAGTGTATTAATATTCGTCTTAGCCTGAACACCGATAGACGATAAAAATGATGAAACACTTTCAGCTCTTTTTTGTGCTAAAGTTTCATTCCCCATTTTAATTGGTTCCTTATCCGTAGATGATTCTATATTAACACCCATAACCCTACCTTCACCAGCATTAATAACCATAAGTTGATTATTTATCTCATTCATTACCTCAGGTTTTAATTGAAATTTCCCTGTCACAAACATAGCCTCAGATGAGTAATCAACCTTAATCACATCAGTCATATAAACCACTGTCTTAGGTTGTAATATTGTGTCACTGTGTACTATGATATCCGATACAGCGTAACCTTGTTTTAATTTATTACTGATTTGAACCCTTTGTTGTCTAACATCTTTAATATCTAACGTGAGTTTAAGTTTTGTGTTTTTAGCTGCGGCGTCGAAATCTATTTTAATTTGGTCACGATTATGTTCCATATAATTCACCAACTTCTCAGGTTCCCACTTAATGAATTTAGCTAACTTTTCCACACCATTCGAATCTTCTAATGTTGTTTTAATGTTCTGTAGTATTTCAGTTTGGTTTATTGCGTCATTAGCTTGTTGAGCCATGGCTTTATTCCCACCAAACGACGCCCCTAATAACATAGCGGCCCCTAAAGCCACCTCTTTCCAACCCTCTTCAAGTATTTCAGAATTATCCCCATCTTTAACATGTGTTACAATTCTTTTCATCTGTGATTCGGTTATATAGTATTTTTTACCCATTTTTTCTTGACTTTCTATATAAATATCATTGCCTATTGAAAAGCAACACATAAATTTACATTCAAGATAATCAACCCTGTGTTAACTAATAATATTTATAAGTATGGAAAAGAGTGATTTTAAATTAGAGGTTATTGGGTTACAGTCTATATTAGATAACCCTAACATAGATTCAACCTACGATTATGACCGTAGTTGGGTTGAGGAGTTAATGAGTGAGGATGGTTACACCATAGCAATAACCGCTTGGGAGAACGATAGTGGTTTCATGATTGACTTACACGTCACCGAACTATTTCCCGAGCTAATTAGGTTAGGTGTCGAGGAATTACAGGAGGGTGATATGTACTACTCAGGTGGTCTAGATGTTAATGGGTTAATAGCTCGTTTAATTAACATGGGGTACCGAGTAGCAACAAGTACCTCAAACGTCATAGGGACACTACGGGAGGTGATGCAACCATCCGTGGATGAATTACGGGACCAAATGAATCTAGCTGCCGATAATGAAGATTATGAGGAGGCAGCTAAACTTAGGGATATGATTAAGGTATCCCTGATAGAATCCTTCAGACAATAAAAAACCCCTCTTTTCGAGGGGTTTTAATTACTTACGATTTTCGTCTATAGAATTTAAAGTCCTTATCAACCTCAAATACATCAGTTATTAATCTACTAGAGATATTTGTTAATGTTGGGAATAGTTCATCTGAATTCACTTGGATGAATGGTTCTTTCTGAAACAACGTCACTTCAACCGACATAAAACTCCTCTTATTAAACGATACACCTGATGATGCCATATTAAAGTCGACGATACACCTATCATTATGGAACCGTTCGTCCTTCTTGAGAATCTCATATAATTTCTGTTTAACCGTCTTAGACTTTTGTTTTATGATATTCACATAATCACCATCCTCATCCACTTTTGGTTTACCCCACGCTGATATCTGTATATAAATTGATTTTGGTTGGTGGTTATCAACCGTCCCCGATACAACATTATATTCATATGGTAACGTTAGTGATATTTCTTTGCCTCTTTTCATTAATAAATTATTTAATTTACTGTTATTATTATCACCTTAAACATTTAAAGTGTATACCACTAATATTAATCATTTATTTACCATATGTCAAATTACGGTACGATATGTGGTATGGGCACAAAAAAACCCATCTTTCAACGGGTTTCTATTACAATATATAACTATCGTCACTATTTGTCCACTATATCACTGTTTCCACCTCGAACCGATTTATAAGCCGTTATAAACTTTCCACCGAATACATAACCCCCGAATAGTGTCATAGTATACTCCAACGCTTCAACTATCATTTTAAAATTTTCCATCTCTATTTCACTCTTCCTAATACCGAAGTAGGTTAAAATACCAAGTGTGATGTAGTAAGCGAAAACTGACCACAATAGGTAAACCCTCCCTTGTGAGTACTTACCCTTTTCTGTAAGCATGTCTTTAAAAATATTCATTATCTTTTTCATCATTTCAAAACCTTCTATAAAACTATTTATTTCCCACTATATGATTTAAATTTATCCTTAATCACCTTAATAATACTATCATTGTTTCTCCCAGATATCACACCAAGGTTCTCCAGTACAGAGATTAAATATTCAAGATTTACGTATATGAATAGTGTTCCATGTAACCACGTAAACAACCCTGAGGCTAATTCGTTGAAACTCCCATCATCGTGATATTCTCTTTTTAGTGTGTTAATGATGAACATTAGTGTTAACCACACCAGCATTTTTAAACCAAACCTACCGAATTTTTTAGAAACTATGGGTTCTCCCCTCATCCTAGACGCTATTAAACCAGTTAACAACTCGAGTACAACTAATACAACGAAAGCTAACACAGTTAACCCCTGTAAACCAAAAACGGTTTCAACGATTGACGACATACCAGCTAAAGGGATTAAACCCAACAACCAATTTTTGTGTACCAAAGAGGTACTAAAATCGGATAAGTTCATAAACCCGAAGTTGGTCACTACATAATCTAAAAGTATTTTCATTACGACACAATTGTTTTAATGTCGTAGAGTTTTTTGATGTTTTCACCGAATGTCTCTACGTTATAAGTCTCCATACCGTACACAACATCCTTAGTTTCTAATAATTTAGCTTTAAGGTCAATATTGTTACCAGTGTCTTTAAGCTTGTCGTTAACAAGTGAGACTGTCTCTCTAATCATGGAAGATAATAATGAACTTTTTGTCTCATCAGTACCTTCACGTAAAACCTTAATAATATTTTTCTCCTCTTCAGATAAGTCAGTGTATTTCTCATTGTACAAATCAGTAGCAATTGTTAAAAACCTCTGAACATCTAAATTCTCCTTAACCACAACACTGTCATCAACTTCAACAACCTTTTCTGTCATTAAAGACTTAACGATTACTAACTTAGATTCAAACAATGTATCAATAGACTTAATCGATTTACGAGAGGTTGTTAATGTGTGCAACGACTCATTAAACTTGGTTGGTGAACCGATTACGATATCGTTGTTCTCAAGTAAGTTAATTAGTTTCTTACATTCAGTAACAATACCCTTATCACCCCTAAACTTTTCTAAAGTTGATAGGTTCTCCTTAAGATATTCACTAGCCTCAAACTCACTTGACACTGTCTTATCCTCTAAATTCTTATAAACGATGAAGTGTGTCTTTAATGTTTCACTTTCCCTCAAAACCCCCAAGAATCTTTTATATAACTCTTTACCTTTTTCATCACCATTAATGTGTGACTCTATGTAGGTTTGAGTAAACGTATTTTTTAATGTTCCGAAATCCATATTCTATTTTAATATAAATATGCCCCACTACTCTAATACGTCACCATCCACATTAATCTTACCCTCAGTTTCACGAATTAGGTCATTTACACCATCAAATAACATTTTAATGTCTTCGTTCTTACTTCGACCCTCATTCAGTAACTTATCGATAACACCTGTGTTATAACCCTCACCGAAGTCAGCATCCCCACCAGCATCCCCACCAAAGTCACCACCTTCATCACCTCCGAAGTCAGCATCCCCACCAAAGTCACCACCTTCATCACCTCCGAAGTCAGCATCTCCACCAAAGTCACCACCGCCTCCACCGAAACTACCACCTCCACCTCCGAAGTCAGCATCTCCACCTTCTTCAGTATCTTGGTCAGTTGTGTCCTCACCACCGATTTCACCATAAAGTTTATCGATTTTACTAAAGAAACCAGTTTTCTTAATTACATTAGGTGTGTTCTCAAGTTCTGCCGCTGCAGCTCTTTCAAGTCGTTGTTGTTCTAAATCCAATGTTATCTCATCACTAGAGAAGTTAAATATGTTTTGTTTAGCCCAAGTATGTGATGTTGGTGCAATACCATCAACAGCTGTAACAAGGTCTCTATATAATAACACTTTTTCTTTCCATTGTTCGATTTTTAACATCTCACCTTGTGTAGATGGGTTAGTTAACATTAATCGGAAATTATTTAATTCCTCTTCAAAACCTAGAATGTATAAATGGATAATAGCTATTTTATTCAACTCCTGAATCATGGCTTGTTGTATTCTATTAATTGTTCTAGCGAATCTAATATCCATTAATGCTAAATTCTTCCCGTCACCCTGAGCATCATCAAAACCTAAGATTGGTTTGGGTACCCTAAGTGCTGTAACCATCTTTCTTTGGATGTACTGAATATCAGCAATTTGGTCTAAGTTTGATGCCCCAGCTAATGTTTCTATCGGACTTCCAGCGTTCATATCTCTCACTGGGATAAAATAATCTTGGTCAACAGCTAATGTGTTATATCTAAGGTCTACTTGACCTGTTTCATTATCAGCTGTTTGTGTTCTCTTGAACTTATTAGCGACTTTTTGTACATATGACTCAACATCCTTATCATCAATATTACCCACATAAACTTTAAATACCCTTCTTTCAGGTGCTCTAACAACACGGTAAACTAACATAGCATCTTCCGCTAATAACAATTGTTTCCATATTCTTCTAACCTTCTCAAGTACTGAAGTACCATAAGGTAATTTTCTATCATCACCTAATAACCTAAAGTGAGCTATCTCCCAAGCGTTGAAGTTCATACTTTTATCTTTCCATGTGAAAGTAACTTCTTTTTTCTTCGTTTGTGACGCATCAACAGATGAATGTGGTGAAATACCACCTTGTTCATCACGTTCCATTTCAACATTAGTCAATTGGGATGCACCAAGGATACCCTTACTTCTATCAATTTTTAAATAGACGAAGTTATCACCATACTTACATGTGTTTCTTGTCCACATTTGTAGGTTGGTGTTGACATCCAATATATTCTCGAATAAATCTTCTAATATATTCTTAATCCTTTTAGACTCAGAACGAACAGTGATAACTTTACCCTGTTCATTTAAAGTGCAAGATTCCTCAGACATAATATCTAATGCGGCTGAAATTTCAGGTGTAAACTCCATAGCTTCGTAATCCATATAAGACGCAATACGACTTGTTTCATAATATACAGCTTTCTGATAAAGTTCACTATCCACACGTGCCCACTGAGCTTGCATGTGATTTTGTTGTTGACCCTCTAACTTCTCTTTTTCGTATTCTTCCCTCGATTTGGTCGTTATTAGGTCCGATTTATCAATCGTGTATTTAGGTGTTCTAGGTCCATTCCCTGTCCCGAACATTGTAAATAATTTTTGATATACTGTTAAATTGTCTTTTTTATCCATTAAATTTTTGATTTTATTCTAATATAAATATCCCATCATAATAGTAATGGTGATATTATAAATGTGAACGATTATTGTCTCTTATCACCCTTCCTAAATCCATACATACCACCGAACAACCAATTATGGGGTGAGTCAGCTTGTTGTACGTGATTTACTTGGTTATGTGCCATGTGGAAATCAACGTTTCTAGATAGTGTGTCGACCTCTGTTGAATCTGTACTCGTCACAACCCAACTCTCAACCATCGCTTTAGCTTGTCCCCTGGATTTTTCTAAATCCTTGAATGAACTCATCGCCACGAATAGACACATACCTATTGACATAAGTAAATCATCGTGATAACCTTTCATGTGGTCAGGTCGACCATTAACGTAAACAAATGTATCCATCTCATTAAGAGCTCTAGCTGAACGTAGTTTAAATGAATCCATACGGATACCCTTCTCTAATTCAGAAATAATAACATTTCTATTCTTTTGGAAGTTTAGACCAGGTAATTTACCTTTGTCTAGGTGTTTTTGTAATGCTTTATTGTTTTCCACAGCATCGATACCAACAGATATATCGTAATACATCATTTTCTTAGGGTAACCCAAGTCAATAAGTTTAAGTACTGTCGCAGCACCCCACCCACCTGTAATATCAACCACAATAAACGCATCATATGACCTACCATAATGGGCTGAAATCTCACCCAAAATATCGGGTGCAACCTTACCTTGATATTCAGCAACCTGATTACCTGTCGTGTAATCGAAAATACAAATACCAGCTGAATCGGCCGCTGAACCACTTGAAGCATCTGCCGCTAATATGTATTGGTGGTCCTTAATTGGGTCCTCCCATATCCACATATTACCGTCAAGCCATTCCTTTCTAATTGGTTCTTTAACGTTATATTTTTCCTGACGTTTTACATATTTGTCATCGATAACATTATCACCAGAACCTAAAAATGAACAAAGTAACTCTTGGGCTATCGAACGTGGGTTATGGTTAAGTTGTGCACACATATCTTCGAACCATAATGATGTTGCTGCATAACCCTTACCAATCATCTCATCCCAAGTTTCTTCAGGGACAACCGAACCTTCACCACCACTCTTAGGGTCAACAATAGTATCAACCACCTCACCATTCTTATCGTCTAAAAGAATCCATGACATACCAGTACCATCTTGTTTACCGTTATAACGGGGGTCTTCATACCACTTCATATCCGTAATGTTAAACTTATTTTTACCTAGTTTAGCCATCTTATATGTTCTATGGTATAATGGGTCGTAACCGTTTGGTGTTGAAATTAGTATTGAACGTCCACCTGTTGATAATGATGGTTGTGCTGCTTCATAGAATTCCTCACCCCTACTACCTTCAATAAAGGCTGCCTCATCAACGATAATGATTGAAGGTGTATATCCCCTCAAAGCATCTTTTGATGATGCCACGGCCTTCACCTCACTACCATTATGTAATCTATAGTGGGAATCCGAGTTTTTGTCAGGTGAGAACCAATCCTTAGCGTTGGGTGGTCGATATATGTCCATCCATGCTGGTAATTGTCTCGTAAAATCTTTAATTTTTTTAAGGAATTCCTTAGCTGTTTCCTGTTTGTTGGCCGCGATTAGTATTTTATGTTTTGATTTAGGGTTAGCTAAAGCACATAAAATAGCTGCGTAAGCCGCTGTTGTTGTTGATATCCCCGCCTGACGAGGTTTCATAACTATGTTATGTCTATGGTCAACATATCCATGTACTAATTCCCTTTGTCTCGGGAATAACTTAAATGGTACCTCACCACCCTGTGTTCTATCTTCTGTGTGTAAGTAATTTTCAATAGCATATATTGGGTCCTTAAGACACTTAGCTATTTGAAAAAGTTTTTGACCTTTTGTTAAACTCATACATATAAATATCTACGAGGTTCTAATTAATCACCTACGATACCCATAAATATCATCACCAACCTGAACCAATTGTCTTATTTGTTCTTCGGAATGGGTTTTACTTATTGGTGTCCCTTCCAAATTCAAATTACCACCAACGGATTGGAGATTACCGAGGGATGTGATTTTTGACCCATACAAATCCAAATCACCACCAACGGATTGAAGGTTTCCGAGGGATGTGATTTTTGTCCTTTCCAAATCCAAATAACCACCAACGGATTCAAGATTTCCGAGGGATGTGATTGGTACCCTCATCAAATCCAAATCACCACCCCAATGTTCCCCAAAGGTCCATTCGGTGATGTTATTATCTTTAATATGTTGAATCACCTCCTTATGGGTGAATTCGTGTTCCTCAATCCAATCGAAATCATTCATTTCTTCGTTTATTATTTGTTTTACGTTTTTCATAATCCCTTACATATAAATACCATCACCAACCTGAACCGATTGTCTTATTTGTTCTTCGGAATGGGTTTTACTTATTGGTGTCCCTTCCAAATCCAAATAACCACCAACGGACTGTAGGTTTCCAAGGGATGTGATTTTTGTCCCCCACAAATCCAAATCACCACCAACTGATTGAATATTTTCGAGGGATGTGATTTTTGTCCCATACAAATACAAATCACCACCAACGGATTGAAGATTACCGAGGGATGTGATTGGTGTCCATCTCAAATCCAACCAACCACCAACGGATTCAAGGTTTCCGAGGGATGTGATTGGTGTCTCTCTCAAATCCAACCAACCACCAACGGATTCAAGATTACCGAGGGATGTGATTGGTGTCCCATACAAATCCAAATCACCATCCCAATGTTCCCCAAAGGTCCATTCGGTGATGTTATTATCTTTAATATGTTGAATCACCTCCTTATGGGTGAATTCGTGTTCCTCAATCCAATCGAAATCATTAATTTCTTCTTTTATAATTTGTTTTATGTTTTTCATCCCTGTGGTAATAAATATGTGTGTAAAAGAGAAACCCACCCTAGTAGCGATACTGAGTGGGTTTCGTAGTCGAAACTACAACGGTCCTAAACCATTATCTTTAACTCATGTATGGTCCGATTTTACCAGCTAACGCGAAGTTACCTGAATCCAATGCGTCATCCATGGCACTTTGTAGGTCCCTATGTGACATTGTACTGTAATCGGGTTCACCTGATGTCGTCTCTTCGTCACCCGATGAATCACCACCTAATATTCTATTTAACTCAGGGTCACTATACTCACCACCCTCATCATTCTCAGGGTCAGGGAATCCATCATCTTCCAACGGTGGTTGTTCCGTTGGTTCATCATATGTACCCATAGCGTCATTATATTCCTCATCACCTAACTCCTCAGACGTTGAATCAGCAATCTCCTGTACACGTGCAACACTAGTTCCATCACCCTTAACTAAACCTCTCATAAGTTCGTTGAACTCCGTAGCGGGTAAAGTGATTAATCTATGGTAGAATAATGCCTCATGTTGTTCACTCTCGATATCAATGAATCTCGAGACTTTTTCCCATATACCAACACCTAATCTAATGTCGTCAGGTTCAGCACCTAAATGGTCAGTCTTATCCTCAACATACTTTCTAACATCATCATCTTCTGATGTACCGTGTAATGACATTAATTCCATAACACCTTTAACAAGTTCATGTAATAGGAATGAGAATGTCATCCCTTGTGCTATAATCTTTGGTCTACCATCTTCTTGGATAACAACCCTCACATTACCAGCGTGTTGTCCACTCCTAGACTCATCCGATAACGTTTGTTTATCGATTGCCCAATACATGAAATCATTCGCTGCCATAATTTTGGCGTAATCTTGTGATGCACCTGTATCCCCTAATGATTCCCCAGCCATATGAAAAAGGTTTTGACCTTTTCTAGCTGCACCATGTGTCATACCGTTAATAATTCTCCTTTTAGTGATTTCAGGTTTTAATTCCTCCTCAGTTTTCCCCTCAGGTGGTGGTGTTGTTCCCCTTTCATATTGAACGTTACCTTTAGTGATTTCTCTACCACCTAAACCAGGGTGACCCGTGATTTCAGCTTCAATATCAACAGCGTCTTCAGTTAAAGCACCATATTTTTCCCTAACCAACCTAATAGCCTCAGTCGTTAATTGGTCTTTCTTGTCCATCTCGAATTGTAGAATTCTCATTAAAGAGTTACTCATTTCTCTAGTAGCACTTGTTAAATTAACATTATCACCGAACTTCTCTCTGGCTGCTGAAGCGATGTCGTTATATAATTCTCTACCCATGTCCCTAACTGAATCGGTATCTAAATGTTTTGCGTAATCATTATCACCTGACTCTAAATCACCATCATATGCGTTAGCCTCAGTAATGATTTGTCGTCTCATCTCTTGAATTAGTTCAGATTTAGACATGATTGGGTTTTGATTATCCATCATAGTTTCAGTAATTTCTTCTTCAGATAAATCATCTTCCTCATCTACAGTAGCAACACCATCACCGATGTTAATCTTTTCGGGGTCCACTTTATCCATCTCATCATTAAACTTTTTGGTGTCGTCACCATCCGATAAGTCATACGATGTTACTGTGGTTTTTTCTTCCTCTGATAAGATACGCCAATACAGTTCGGTTAATTGACCCTCATTTAAATCAGATACCCTTTGACCCTTTGACCTTAAGTAAGTCTCAACCTTTCGTCTAAGGTTTTGTTCCATTAATTGTTTTGCCATTTTATTATGTTTTAGTTTTGTTTTCTGTGTATTTTAAATCGATACCCATTGTCATTAGTTTGGCCTCGACCTCAATCTTAAGGTCACCAAATTTAAAGACTAATCTCTCCAAATCCTCAGGTATCTCTTCTTCCTCATCGAAATCTAGTTTCTCCCAACCCAAAGCAATGATTCCTTCAACAGCGTTATAGATTTGGAATACACCCGATTCCTGAACTAACTCCAAATCTAACGATTTTGTTTGTAAAAACCCAACAATTTTGATTAAAGTTGTGTCAGGTGTTAAATCAGTCATGTCAGTTATGACACTAGATTCATACCATTCCTCGTCCCAATCATGGTCGATTTCATCAGAAAAGAGGAACTCAAACATGTGTTCCCCTTTAAAGTTAGTACCTATTTTGTTTATATAGATTAATTTTAATTCCATTAAGAAAATTCTACACCGTCTTCGTCATCCATATAACTAGTACCTCTTCTATCCGCCTTTGGTCTTGGTTCTTCACCTGGTCTAATACGACTTGGTGGTGTGAACGGAGATTTAGATGGTCTAGATGGTCTATCCGTACCTGGTTTAGTTGGTGCTATCGTTGGTGACTCGTTTGGTTCCTGTGATGGTCTTGGTTCAGCCGCCATATAATCCATTTTACTTCTTCTTCTATCTGCCTTTGGTCTTGGTTCTTCACCTGGTCTAATACGACTTGGTGGTGTGAACGGAGATTTAGATGGTCTAGATGGTGTCGGTGTATCCGTACCTGGTTTAGTTTGTGGTTTTGCTGGTGTCTCTTGTGGATTATTCATACGATAAAGGTCGTTAGAATTTTCCGTATTGTCAAATAATCTTTCAACTTCTTCATCAGAATATTCGTCACCCATATAAGAAACATCCTCGTTAGTCTCCCAACCCATTCCACCTTCGTTGTCGGCATCATTCCATTTACTCATACCTTCAATTGTTGGTTCTTCACTAGACATGTAACTAGTTCCATCGATATCTTTTCTACCCATTCGTAACCTACTATTATCTCTATTTCTTGGTTCTCTATTTGGTTCAGGTCTTCTATCTTTTCTACCCATTGGTAACCCACTATTCCTAGTGTTAAAATCCGAT